GCCGTCTCAATTGTGCCAGTCAGTGCCGATCCAGAAAATGCGTAAATCTTGTCGCCATACGCGCCACCAAAGACATACTGGCCACCCTTGTAAAAGCGGCTATCCAATTGGATTTGCAAGCCGTCAACAGTTGCGGCCAAGTTATCGAGAGCGTCAACGGTGTAGCCAGCGGAGAAGATCGGCGCGAGATAGTCTGCCTCAACCTCGGCGATTGACCACTTGTTCAGCACATAGTTGTACATAATGATTTTGTCAGGCTGACCTGTAGGTGATTGCGTTGAAGTGTATGACCACATCGCCACTTCGTTTAGAGGATCAACAGACGCTGACATACGGTCGGCGAAGTTACTGTCAAAGTCGCCTAAGAAAAACTCGTTAACCTTTTCAGAGCCAATAGGCGTTAGGTTTTGGCCATCAAATGCGTAGAAGCCATCGTTGGACAGGAAGAACGTCAGACTGCCAGAATTGCATACTGAGTTCGGGAAGTTGCACCCGCGATTTTGCACGACCTTGTCAAACTGAAATACGAGTGGCAAGCCGCTGTAGGTTGCGCGGACAATTGCCTTCTCCATTAAGATAATCGCGTATTCGCCACCGACAAGGCCAGTAATATTCCCAGCGTCAGGGATGTCCTGATAATCTGATTGATTTGTTCCAGCCGTCCAAGAAGTGGCATCGTTAAAACCTGACCAGCGCACCCGATAGGGCTGTCGACCAGAGCCGTCATCAATGTTAGCCGTGAAGACAAAGTCTCGGACAGTTGCGATAAAGTCAGCCTTTGGCGGTGTTCCAGACAAGTCTGCAAATGTCGTTGACGTGCCAAGCGTGAAGACTTGCAACTCCTCGCCCGTACCACCAGCGGCGATCACGTCATTGCCAAACTGGACAAACCGCCAGCGTTCAGCATTGACCAAGTCGTAACCGCCAACCTTGCCAACACTGTCCAAGTCGTTGTCAGATGAGGCGTGAAGATACAGATCGCTGTCGTCGCCAGCAAATAACTTAGTGTTGTCTGAGGCGTCCTTCGCCGCAAAAATGCCACGAATTGTCCCCGCCGCCGCATTAGAATATGGCACGAATGAGTTCATCGACCGATAGCCAACAGCCGCTGGCAACACATTAGTCGCAACGGTTACACCTGAACTCATTAAATCTGGTTGATCTGGTAGCCACTCGCCAAAGGTAATCATTGCACATACCACACTTCTGTGCCAGTTGACACGTTAGTCCAAATTTCCGATCCAGCCGCCAAGTCTGTCCAGACCTCACTGCCGACAGCGGTATCAGTCCAGTCCTCGCCCAGCACCTTGCCCCGCATAGTAGCAGAAACAGCGGCGGATGGCGAACCAGCCATTACAAACTCGCCGACAAAATAACCTGTCGAGGTTATCGCTGTTTGAACAGACCCGACAGCCACAACTATGATATTGTAATCGCCTGTAACCGTTAGCGCGGCCTGAGCAGAGCCAGATACTGTTCTGATAGGTGTAAATGCACCCGTAGCCGCCCCTGTAATCGTCACAGAGGCTGACAAGAGGCGCAGGGGTGTAATGACAGCCGAGAAAGATGCCGCGCCCGTTACTGAGGCTGTAAATGTCCTAACCGCTAGAACATTCGTAGCGGTTGTGGCGGCGATGGAAACCGCACCAGCCGCCTCGTGAAGCGTCAGCGCATCTAACTGCTCAAGCGTACCGTAAGCGTCAAGGGCTTCGAGATTGCCCCAACTGTCAAGTTGCTCGAGGTTAGCCATCAGGCATCTCCTTAGTCGGCGGAGATGTCGAGATCGCCAGCGGAAATCTTCAGGATGTCGCCAGTGGCAATTGTCTTGGCTGTTGAGAATGAGCCGTGGATCAAGAGATTGCCAGAGGAAGAGGCGTCAAAGATACCGAAGTGGGAGACAGTCCCCCAAGAGCCAGTAGCGGCTGGGAACTCAATCGCCGCTGAGTTGTCGGCTGTGCCACTTGCCGCCGCGTTAAATGTGACAGACTGGCGAGCATAGCCTGAGCCAGAAAGTTCTGTCCCGCTGTTGTCATCGCCGAATGAGCCAGTTGACAGACCAACATAAACGGTCGTTGGCATCGTATACGCGCCAGTGCCGAGGATGTGATCCAAAATTTCGTTTTCCAAATAATCGGACATTGCAGACATTTTAGTTTACTCCATCGAAGCGTTTTGCTTGCTGTAGACTGATTGAATGTGGAGCGAACCAGTGCCGTAGTGCGCTCTTTGCTCGTCAATTTTGACCTCAGAAATTCCGCGAGTGAACTTCTGATCGTATTGCGCCGCCCGTTGCTCATCCAGCAAATAAGCATAAGCCTCGGCCAGTGCGCCATACAAGTACAGGTCTGGCGATCTCAAAAACAGTGTAGGGGTGGACACGTCCGAGATACTAGCCAGACCACCTATATACACGATTTCCGCCGTGTAACCGCTGTCTGGAATTGGCCGAAGTTTCATCTCCCTGCCAACAATCGAAAACCCCTGTGGAACGCCTGTTCCTGTGCCAGAATATGTGCCGTCCAGCGATGTCGGTGAGTGATACGTCAAAACCCGATTTGGGTTCGTGTTCAGTTTCACCTCGCGGATTTCACGCATATCTGTAGGCAACGCAATATATTCATCGCCGCTAGTCAATGTCGCGGTGGCACGTTTTTCCTGCTCGCGCGTTTCCAATTCCCTACTCATTCTTGCCTCGGCAAGTTGAATGAAGTTTGGGATTTGATCGTCCAAATCGCTCCTAGCCAAAAAATTGCTAATGGCTGTTTTCAGAGATGCGTAATCTGAGATGCTCATAAGTTACCGCCACCAGTTCTAAATGCTCGGTTCTCGCTGTCATTCAGCCAAGCCTTCCACGCCTTGCTGTTTTCCTTCGGGTCGCCGAGTGTTTCTAAGAGGTGATGATACACTACAGCGGGTATTTCAGCAACGTGTTGGATGTGCTTCTGCGTACCCCGCATTTGGCCGTACTGCCAGCCGTCATTATAGAACTTGTTCATCTTGACCAGTTTGTCGAAGTTCTGCTCCTGAACAATCCGATCGCCGTCAACGTCCTGCTGTAAGTAAGTGGTCTTACCAGCGGCGTCATCCTTGTTGATAATTCGTTTCATATGCCCCTCTATTGCAAATGAGAATCATTCTCATCTTTACGGAAAAAGAAGGGGGCGGAAACCCGCCCCCGTCAAGATTAAGAACCTGAGAGGTCGAACACGCCAGCGTGAGCCTTTGGAGCAGTTGGCTTCAATGCCCATTCGCAGACGATCTGTGCCTTCTGAGCGTCACCAGTTGCAGAGATTTCGTTCTCAGCAAAGTTACGGCCAGAGATGGTTGCAACTTCAACGAAGTCAGGGTCGATCACGAACAATTTGTCATTAGACATAAAGCGTGATGGAGTGATTTCGATCGTACCGAAGTCGGTCAGCATAACTGAGACAGAGCCAACGTATGAGGTGGCTTTTGCTTCGGTCATGTTGACATCGTTGCTGACGAGGTTGCCAGAAGCGGCCAAGTCAGACAGGTTAGCGCGGTTAGTTGCCGAGCAAACCAACATCTTTGGATTGCCGCCATCTTCCCAAGCGTCCTGCATTGCGTCTTCGACCATTGCGAGGGTCAAAGCGCGGCTGTCACCAGCAGTGGCTGTGTCTGTGCCGTCACCAGTTGCGAACGCACCAGTTGTTGCACCAACAGAACCGTTAGTGATCCAAGTCATCAGCGATGCTGACTTGCGTGGGTCTGAGCCAGAGCGAGCCACGTTGGTGTCGCCGATTGCCTTCTCGATATCACGGCGAAGTTCGAGCGACTTGAGAACGCGCTGGTACTGCATTTCACGCTCACGGCCAGCCTTATCAACAGCGTCCAAGGTGTTGGAAACTGCGAATGATTTTACGCTGATCTGGGCGTAGTTGCCAAGACGAACGGTTGGGGTAGCCGCCGCGATAGATGCGTCAGCACCTTCGTTGACGTAGTTGGTTGCGCTTGCGCTTGCCAACTCTTGAGTTTGCCATTCGGTAAACACAGCGTTGGAGGTTGATTTTTTCACAGCGGAAAAAATTGGGGTTTCATCGGGATCAATCCGATAGATGACATCGGCGAGTTCTTCGCGCTCACCAATGGCACTTGAAGTGGTAAAAGTGGACATAGTTAAAACTCCTTATCTGCCCATTAGGTACTCTACTGCCGCGTCCACATTCTTGAGTTTATCAAGTTTGTTTAGTGCTTGGCGGCGTTGACGACTTGCAACTTCCTTCTTGCCTTTGGGCTGTCCTGCTTTAGCCATCTTAGGGGCTTTGCGAGCCTTTTTCTTGGCATCTGGGGTCTTAGCCTTAAGTTTGTCCCACTGCCACGCTTTATAGAGCAACTCAATCGCTCGTGCGTCTGACGCATTTGCGATTTCTTCTTCCGAGAAACCGATCCGCCGCTGGGCGTACTTGATAACCTCAAGCCGTTCCTCGTTGCGGACTTCCTCGTTTTGCCACGATGGGATGCGTTCAAGCATCTCGTTTCGTTGCTTGGCCAAATGCTCCTGCATCTGAACCTGTTGCTCTTTGGCTTGCTCCTGAGCAATTCGCTGACGTTCCATTTCGACTTTGGCGAGGTTTTCCTTTTGCTGGTCAAACTCGGCCTTCATCAGAAACAAATCTTCAGCACTGTATTGCCCTGCTAGTGACTTCCAGTCAGGCTCTTGAAGAGTTGTCTGCTGGAGTTGACCCTGTAGCAATTCAAGTTGCTGTGCGTAGGCGTCCCTCATTGCCTTGGTCTGCGCGGCCTCTTGTTCAAAGGCTTTGCGTTGCTCGGCGAGTTCTTGACTACGCTTTGTGTACGCTTGTTGGCGACTATACCCGTTGAGTAACTCGTTCAGTTCCACCTCGTACTCTTCGCCGTCAACTTTAACGGTGTAGAGTTCGGGTGCTGATTCGTCCTCGACTTCGTCAGTCTCGTCCTCATCATACTCACCATCGTCCTCATCCTCATCGTCCTCAAGGACTACATCGTCCTCTTGTTCGACTTCGGCCTCGGCCTCAAGTGTTGGAGCGTCCTGCTCCTGTGCCGCCTCTTCAACATCCTTGTCCTCAACGGGGGGCGTAGATAGTAGGCTGATAGCGTCTTGCATTGAAATGCTACCGTTCTGCGGAGAGTTATCGGTGTCCATCTCTATTTCCTTTTCTCATGTTTTTGACGATATTGCAACTCTTCGAGAGTTGCTTGCGCCAGTTTGCCATCTGTTACAACGCCTTGGATGTAATCTTGTAGTGATGACAAAGCCTGACTTAGGTAATACAGGCGTTCACGAGCCTCGGTATCGCTAACCGAAGTTTGTCGCCACGCTTGCATAAACTGTTCATCTAGGTAGGTGAATGCGTCTTGGAGTATTTCATCCCGAAGCAAAGCGGCGGCTCGTTCACCCCTAGCCACGCGCTCTCTTGCTTTACCTTCATTCATTAGATCAGAGTATATCCTTCATAAGATCGCGGATCAGTGAAATATGTCGACATTGGGGCAGTCGCTCGGCGGAAGGCCAAGTTAGCACCAGCGAAGTCGGCTGGCGATCCAAACCCAGCCTCTAACAGCCCAGCGGGGGGCTGATCCAGTAAACCCATCCGAGCGTAGCGGCCAGCGGGAACTGTCGGCATCGTCATCGCGGTGTACTCGGTCGGGGTAATTTTGCGGCAAGCATTCAAGTTTTCATCAAACTCGTAGCCATCAGGACAACGCGCCTGACCTGTTGTGTCAACAACGGGTGCGACCACATTTTCGCCACGTTCTACAACGGGCGGTCGAACAAGATTTGCAAAATCCCCTTCATAACCAGCAACAGGCATACCAGTGTAGGTCACATTGCCAAGCGTACCTTGGCGAAGATAACCGCCACCAGCAATTGGCGCTGTTAGCAAGCCATCCATAAAAGTAGCGTTTGGCATACTCATTAAACGCTCTGTTTGTGCTAATGCGGCGGCGCGGGGATCGTAACCAAAAAACTTATAAAGGTTGCCAAGAGTTGTTGCACCCATAAGGTTTGCACCTTTAATTGCCTCTTCTCTCGCTTGGGTCGCGGCTTGAACCGCGCGATCTCTACCCAAATCTTGTATCGCTTGAGGTATTACTTCCTCAACATATGCTGTGGGGGCGTCAACTATAGCAAAACTTTCAGCCCCGCCCCCACCGCCGTATTTACCCTGAGAGCCAATATCTGCATAATCTGGATTTGCTGGCATTTTTACCTCGGTAAGTTAGTGCTAATCTCAGCGTCAGTCTGAGCCTTGATTGCTCTTAGTTGTGCTTCTGCCGCGAGTTCCTGTCGGCGCAGTTCTAACTCGGCTTGCATCTTCTCGCGCTCAAGTTCGATCTCCATCATCATACGCTCACGCTTGAGTGCCATCTCCGCTTGCATCTTGGCCATCTCAGCGGCGTTAGCGTCCTGTTGAGGCTGTTGTGCCATCTGTTGTTGCATCATCGCAATCTGCTGTGGGCTGTTGAAGAAACTATCAGCATCCTTGAACCCGCCGACCTCTACAATAGACCGCAATGTGTTAACGTATTGTTCCATCGACACCAGCGGATTGTTCGCGCCCATCTGCATCAGGATTTGCTCTTGCTTCGATGCGATAGCCGTCAGGAATGCGATCTTCTGCTCGTCATCGGCAGTGCCAAGCCCCACCTGAACAACCACGTCAAATTCGCTGTGCCACTCGGCTGGGTCAATCGGCACAAAAGAATTACGCAAGCGAACGATGCGCGGCTTGTTGTCGTACTTTGTGACTAAGTGCAGAATGCCCTTAAAGAGTTCCTTCATGCCCGTCTCAGCCAGTGTCCGAGCGATAGCCTCTTGCTTGACCTGTGCGCCCCGTACAGTGGCGGAGACAGCCGAGGCGGTGGTAGACTGTAGCGCGTTAGCGTCAAGCCCCTGAGAGGCTCTTGAAATGCCAGTGCGGTTCTCTTGAATGCCGCTGATGTAGTCCAGCAACGGGCGAATTTCTCCGCCGACTGCCGCACCCGTAATTGGCTGAAGCATACCCTGTTGGCGAACACGAATGACACCGCCAGCAGTACCATCCAGCAAGTCATCAAGATTAACCTGACCCTCGACCGCCGCGATGCGTGGCATCGTTGACGAATACACGCTGTCGAGATATTGGCGCAGAAGGGTTGACTTGATAACCTGTAGGTCTTCGGTCATGTCGAAGATCGAGCGACCAATCAAGCGGTGTGGCATCAGGACGGGGCTGACAACCGCAAACGGGATATGGTCAAATGGCTCGTTCTCAAGTATCTCTGAGCCGCCATCGCCGATAGCAACAATGCGGCGGCGTTCAGCAATGCCGTCACCGTCCACGTCCACGTTCATAATACATTCGTAATAGATGACCTCGGCAAGCGTTGGGTCTGCGGCGTCAATGCCGCGAGTGCTTTCCAAGTTCTGGAAGCGAGCCTCGCGCTCTTCCTCAAGGTCAAAGTCACCAGCACCAGCATAACGCTCGACCACGTCACGATCATAGCCCATTGCGACTAGGTCACTGACCGACATCGTTGTACGGTGGGCAATGAAGTGCGCGTCCTCAAGAGACGTTGCGCGGCGGTTAACCAGAAACTCTTCTGGCGGCACGTTGACAACTTTGATCTTGCCAGTCGTGCGGCTGACGCGGAACTTTACGTTGTACGAAGACATAAGCGGCAACATCTCGCCAGTCTCG